TATTTAAAAACCCTACCCCTTCCTATACTGGACCTCCTAACGCAATGACGCAGTTTGGTAGATTTGGACTAGATCCAAACACTGTTGCAACTTACGGAAGTATTACTGATTTTGGAACTGCAATGAATGCATCTAAAAATACAGGGTATTATGGTACAGTTGCTCAAGCTGTAATAGATGCTAAAGCAGGCAATAAAAAAGCACAATCTTTTCTGACAGAGATTGAAGATACTAAAGGTATTGAAACAACAGGGGATCTAGGCGGTATAGGGGATTTAGGAAGTGGTTATGGTATAGGAACATCTACAGGAACAGGCTCACAGACTATAGGTGGGCAAGACGTAGATCCATCTCAGGGTGGTACAACTACTGGAAGTGCAGTAGGATCAACTGGAGGTTTAGGAGGACCTACAGGTGTAGGTGGAGGATATGGTAGCCCTAATGATGGAGAAGGAGCAGATTCAGGTTCGGGGGGAGCAGGAGACTCTAGTGAACATGGTGGAACGAGATATGGTGGAAGAATTGGAATGGCAGCAGGAGATGTTGCTCAAAATCCATCAACTGAAATGGGATTCATCGGAGGACCACCAGATCAATTTACCGAACAACAAACCATAGCTGACGACATACCCAAAGAAGTACCTGAAGGAACATTCGTAATCAACGCACCTGCTGTAGAGTTTGCAGGTAAAGAAGATATAAAACAAATGTTGATCGAAGCTTATGAGATAGTTGCTCAAGCAGACACAGACGCAGGAACAGATAGAACTGCTCAAGCAGCTAAAGTACCTAGTAAAGAACAAGTTGAAATAATGATATCACGTGGAGAAGTTGTTGTACCACCAGAAATAGCTAAAGTCATTGGCTACGACAGATTAGAAAAAATAAATAATCGTGGCAAAAGAGAAGTAGCACGTAGACAAGAAGAATCCGAACAACAACAAGAACAATCTCCACCTAGACCAGCTGCAGAAGGTGGCTTTATGTCAACAAATAACGATATAGCTAGTGCTGATTACTCAGAAGGTGGCATAGACGCTACTACTGCTATGCTACTACGTATGACAGGTCATTTAAAGAATATAGAACAGGGTCTAGGGGAAGGATTTAAATACGGTGAAAAGAGTAGAGAAGGAGACACTTTACGCCACATACTAACAAGTGGATATATAAGTGAAGATGGTCTTTTTAATAGCCTTATGTCTGATCTTTTTGACAGAAGAGAACAAAGTGAAAATATGTCAGAAGAAGAAAAGATTGATTTGAATAACAATAAATTCGGAAGGCTTTTACGACAAAAATATCCAGACAGAGTAGAGTTTACAAAACAAGCTAGAAATGTAGTGGATAAATTAATTAAAGGTGAAACAGTAGAGATAGATGGAGTTTCACCAATGATGAGCGTAAGAGCAGAGTAGAATTCGTCAGCTACCCACATAAGTGGCCCTGACAAACCGAAGCAGCTACCCACAGCCAGTGGCACTGCATATGATGAGGTAAAACAATGGCAAAACAAGTAAGAGGTGCAAGAGCATTTAAACCCAATGACTCCTTTGGAGTGATTAACAATCCAAATCTTTATAAAAACAAATACCGAGAGGAAGTTGATAGAGAAGATGAGGATGAGGTAGAAGCAGGATCAGAAGACGTTGGCACTCAACAGGAAGCTACCCAACAGCATGAAGGTTTTGTGGAAACTAAGCAGGAAGAGAGTCCTGAACATGACTACAAAAAACGTTATGATGATTTAAAAAAGCATTATGACAACAAACTCCAAGAATGGAAGAACGAGAAAGAAGCTTTGAAAACAACTGCACAACAGATGGATTTAGACCCTTCAATCAAACTTCCTAAAAGTCCAGATGAACTAGAGGAGTTTAAGAGTAAGTATCCAGACGTGTATGCCGTAGTGCAAACCGTAGCGGCAATGCAAGCTCAAGAACAATCTGAAAGTTTAAAAAAGGAACTTGAAGTTATAAAAGGTCGTGAGAAGGAAATGGAAGTTCAAAGTGCGTACAAAGTGTTACTTGCGGCACATCCTGATTTTAATGATATTAGGAATGACGAGAAGTTTCTTTTGTGGCTTGATGAGCAACCAAAATCAATTTCTGAGGGTATAACCAAAAACAATACTGATAGCAAATGGGCAATCAGAGTTCTTGACCTTTACAAAGCCGACAGTGGCTTAAAAACGAAACCTAATAAATCTAATGCGTCTGCGGCTGAAGCAGTCAGAACACCAAGTTCTAGAGAAGTTCCGATTGATAAAAATGCAAACAAAAAGATTTGGAAGGTATCAGACATCGCCAAACTGAAACCGTGGGAGTTTGAAAGACTTGAAAAAGAAATCGACCAAGCACGGGCAGAGGGGCGAATAACTCAATAAACTAACCTCAAATAGAGGAAGGATAGAAAAATGGCTTTTAATTCAGCTTCAGGGTATAATAATTTACCGTCAGGTAATTTTTCACCCGAAATATTTAGCCAAAAAGTTCTCAAGTTCTTCCGTAGAGCTTCGGTTGCAGAAGATATTACGAATACCGACTATACTGGCGAAATTGAAAACTTTGGTGATACTGTTAACATAATGAAAGAACCAACACTGACTGTGTCCGCATATTCAAGAGGTTCTGTAGTTAACCCACAAGACTTGGCAGACGATCAAATTACATTGACTGTCGACCAAGCCAATGCTTTCGCATTCAAAATAGACGACATCGAAGAGAGACACTCTCACATTAACTTTGAAGCACTAGCAACTTCTTCAGGTGCTTATGCTCTAAAGAGAAAGTTCGATGCAAACGTTCTTCAAGCCTTAACTAACGGTGCTGGAATTGCAGCATCTGCAGTATCAGGTACAACTTTAACAACTACTGCTGCTGCAAGTATATTAGGAACAACTGCTGCTCCTATCAACATTGAGACAGACGATGCAGGTATCAACATGATGCTCGCAATGGCTAGACTTCTCGATGATGAGTCTGTACCTGAAGAGAACAGATGGTTTGTAGCACCTCCAATTTTCTATGAGAAAGTTTTCCAAGCAGGAAACAAGATTGCTGAAGTTCAGGTATCTGGCGACGGTGTATCTCCTCTAAGAAATGGTCTTGCAACAGTAGGAACTCTTGCTGGTTTTAGATGTTACAAGTCTACAGCTTTAAATAGCACAGGCGGAATTGATCAGGTAACATTAACAGATGCTGCTGGTACATTAGCTACTGACGCAACTGAGAATGTTGTTTTAGCTGGTCACATTTCATCATGTGCAACAGCGTCCCACATCGCAAAGACTGAAGTGGTACGTTCAACTGAATCATTCTCCGACGTTATCAGAGGATTGCATGTTTTTGGAAGAAAAGTTCTAAGACAAGAAGCAATCGTTCGTGGCGTTGTAGATTTTGCTTAAGGGAGACTAGATAATGCCCGCTTATACTATTACAGGTGCTACTGCTGGTGTTCCACTCGGCATTAAACCTCAAATCGTGGAAGTTGTTCTTGACTTCTCATCAACAAGTCTGACTACATCCGACTCAGTAGAAGTTTTTGAACTTCCTGCTAACAGTTTGGTTCTTATGGCAGGTCTTGAGGTTCTTACTTTAGCATCAACTGGTTCTCCAGTTCTTGACTTAGGTGATGACGCTGATGATGATATCTATGCTGCAGCAGTTGCAGGTCATACTGCTTTAGCTTCAGGTACAACAAGCGTAGGTAAGTTCTACACTGCAGCCGATACTATCGACTTAATTGCTAATACAGCAACTTTCGATGGTAAGGTCAGAGTGTTCGCAGTTATTGCAGAACTTGGCACTGCAGAAACCGCAGCGGCTTTCGCTTAAATAACTAACTCAAGGGGGCAGGGCAACTTGCCCTCTTGACAATCACAATAATTATTATTCTGGAGAATAAACAATGGCAGATAAAAAAATAAGTGCTGAAGCCGCACTAAGTAGAATACAAAGTATACTCAGAGGTACAGTAAGTCCTTCTTATGTAGTTAAAGAAGCTAAAAGTATTAAACCTGTAAAAAAAGCTAAAGGTGGCAAGGTTAAGAAGTAATGTCTGAGAAAGGTACAATGAAAGGTCACACCATTAAAGGTGGTCACAAACGCCCAACTAAACAGGGTGCGGGTATGACTGCAAAAGGTGTAGCTAAGTATCGAAGGGATAATCCCGGATCAAAACTCAAGACAGCAGTAACTGGCAAAGTTAAGCCGGGGAGCAAAGATGCTAAAAGAAGAAAGTCCTTTTGTGCGAGAAGTGCAGGGCAAATGAAAAAGTTTCCTAAAGCAGCAA